CACAGCCTTTCCGCGCGCCCAAAGCCGGTGCGCGCTTCGCTCAACATGAAAGGCACTTTAGCGGAATTCTTGAGCCTAACAGAATTGTAGGGCAGTGGCGGGAAGCCGGGGGAAGCAGGGGGAAGCGGGGGGATAAGCGCTGTAGAACAGGGTAGATATGGCGGGGCGGGCGGGCGGTGGCGGAGGGTTGGCGAGCGCGGGATTATCGGGCAGTGAGATTGCCGCAGGACGCGAAAGAGGCGGTCCAAGCCATTGATTATTGGGTCAGGGCGCAGGAATCCGACGGCAATTGCGCACTCGACCGGGCGGGAGGCGCGTAAGTAGTAGAAACGTCGGACGATAACCCTGCGGCAAACGATTCACTTGGCGCCAGGCGAGGTAATTTCCTGCGGCAATGGACTCGATCAGCCAGAACAGCTTCAACCTACAGGTTTTCCACAGTCAATTAGGAAGGGTGGCGGCGGCTAGGCAGCCATCCAAATCGCGGCCGGGATTGGTGTAAACGACAGCCTTTTCGTCGACGCAAAGCATGTCGCCTTCTGCCGTATCGGGGACTGCCGAGGCGCGGTACTTGGCGGGACTCTGACTTGGGGCAAATCGCGTTCCTCTCTTGCGATCCCATTGAAGGTTTGGATCTGACGGGCAGGCAATGCTGTATGTGAACCCGTCGAGCTTTCCGCTGGCGAGGTAAGAATCTATTAGCCCCGCAGAACCAAGTGCCGACAGGTCACAAGCGTACCGGCCGTTGTGGCCAGAGGCGTAGGCTTCTTGCGCCGTGGCAAGAGTACGCAGGCCGAGCATAGCGCCCCCCTTGTTCTGCCGTGCGGGAGTGAAAGCTATGACTCCAATCACAACCATGGCTAGTGCGGCAAGACCGATGAGAAGGCCGATCCATAAGGCCCGCGAAGGCTCCGAGGCTACAGGCGTGGGCGGTTCTGTTACCAGCGTGGGCGTTTCTGCTACAGGCTGCGCTTCCGCAATCACGGGCTGCGCTGGCTCAAACTCATGCCGGCAGAACCGGCAGATCTTGGCTTCGGCCCGCACTGCTTCGGCGCACATCGGGCACTTTTTGAATTCGCCTGATTCGACTAGTCCGACTTGGCTCGCAGGCAGGACCGCAACGATTATGAAGGCGATCAAGGGCGACAACAACAACCCGCCGAGGAACCAGCCAGCAGCATTTCGTCCCCTGCTCGACGCGAACGCTCCTACCCCGATTGAAAGGCCCAACCATAGCACGAACAGAACGACGTACTCCATGGTCGCCCTCCCTCAAATTAGTACGCGGGCCGCCCGATCCACCAGACCACTTCTCCGATGAGCTCCCAGCCCGGGTGAAGGAAAATCGGCGGAAAGCGCAGGCTGGTGTGTTGCGGCAACAGCATAAGCCGGCCCTCTACGTCGCGCAACCACTTGATAGTGACCGCGCCCTCGGGGTCGCGCGCGGCGACCATGTGGCCCACCAACTCTTTGGCCGTATGGACCGCGGTATCGATGACCGCGATGTATCCAGTCTCCAGCACCGGCGACATGGAATCGCCGGCGATGCGGATCGCAACCATATCGTCGGGGTGAGGACAGTCGTGCGCGTCGGCGAGGATGACGCGCTCGATTTCAGCCTCCTGAATCATGCGCGGCGATCCGGCGGCGGCCGAATCCTTCAGCAGCGCGACGGCCACGACATCGGGCTTCTTCTTCAAGCGACGGCCCTCTTCGTGGAGGGCTCCCCGCGCTGGCTGCACTTCCACGCGCACCTCGGTCCGGGGCTGTTCTAAGCCAGGCATGGCGCGCGCCACGTCATCCTTGGTGACGCCGATTCGTTCCCAAAAATACCAGCAATCAGGGTCGCCGGCGACGCGGGCTAGTTGTGCGTAACCCGATCCATTAGGCTCGTCGTCTCCCGACTCCCAGCGCGAAATCGTGACCTGTGAGAGTCCCACCCGCCCGGCCAGTTCCGCTTGGCTCACGCCAAGACGGCGGCGTAGGTCGCGTATCTTCTGCGCCCACAATGGCTTAGCGGAGGTGTCCTTCGGCGGCAATTTGCCCTTGACAGCCTTTATACGCGCGCGTATAAACGTGTGCGTATGGGAGTTAACAAACACACCCGTAACAATACCAAGGCCGCGAGCCATAGGGAAACGTTTCTTCGGGCGCTTCGCTACCGCGGGATCTGCGCCCGCGTCGCCCGGCAATGCAATGTCAGCCGCGCCCATGTCCACTACGTCATGACCGGCCAGCGTGCGTCCCGGCGAATCGAAAGCCAACTGCTCTGCGAGATTGGGCGGATTGAATCGGGGAACTGCACGGCCTGAAGCACCCACAGCGACACGCCGAGTGTCGCTTTTTTTGCGCGTGAAAGCCAATGTCTAAGCCGCAAAAAAATCTGGATACGGCGCAGCAGCCCAGCCTCTTCGGCGCCGCGTATCCCGGCAGCGGTGATGACGACGCCATGATCCGCGCCACCCTTACCGACGCGATCAAGCGCTGCTCCAAAAAGCGGGAGCAGATCGCTGAAGAAATGACCGGGCCTGATCGGCCGGGAAATCAGTGTGGCGATGCTCAACGCCTTCACTGCCGAAAGCCACGAAAACCACCGCTGGCCGGCGGCCTGGACTCGATCCTTTTGCCAGGTAACCGGAGACTGGCGGCTTATGCGTTGCGCCGCCGAACGAGCCGGCTTCCGGTTGATCACCCCGCAGCAAGCCGATCTCTTGCAGCTTGCGGAAGCCTTGATTGCGCGTGAAACCAGCGAGCGTTCGTTGCAGGCTCAGCTCGCACATGTACTGGCGGGAAGGCAAGTATGAGTCACGAAATGTGGCTGACGCAAACTGAGGTCGCGCAAATCACAGGGTGGTCCGCCAGGACTATCCGATGGAAGGCACAGAACGACATGCTGCGGACCAAGGCCGCAGAAAAGGCCGCAGCAAACGGCGTGCGCGAGCGGCTCTACGCAGCATCCTCGCTGCCCGCCGACTTCCAGCCGAAGCTGCTGGATTTCTGCATCAAGCGCAGCGCGGTGGAACACCTGGTCGAGCCCGGCGCGCTGGTCCCAATCAGTCTAAGCGACAAGCCCGCGGCGCCCCAGCAGAGCGCGCTGTTCACTACGCCCGCCGCAAAGCTCCCGATCAACTCTCCTGAATTGGCCGCCTTGAGCGACGAACAGCGCGAGACTGCACGCCAGCGGCTGGACGCCATCACGCCGCTGCTGCGGCTTGCCGAGGGAAAAGCCTGCGGCTTCGCCACCATCGACGGCAGGCAGATCCGCAGCGCCAACGCGCTGGCCGAGTACTTGGCCGGCATGCACGGCGTGAATGCCCGCACATTGTGGAAGTGGAAGCGGCGTTATGAGACTGGCGGGGCCGATCCGCTGGCCAAGTTCAAATCGCTGGCGGACCACGCGCGCCGGGATCGCGGCATCTCGCGGTCGCTCACGGCGTACCCAAAGGCCGCGGAGTACGCGCTGATCAAATACCTGGGGCTGGCGCCGTCGCAGTACCTGGAGGCGGCGCGGCAATTGAAACTGCCCGCGGAGAACGGCCTGGACTACCGCATGCCGCGCTACAAGAGCGAGCGGCTGCCCATCACCATGGTGTATCGGGGTATCGAGCGCGAGTGGCCGAACTGGTACGACGCCACTGCGAAGCCGCCATCCTATACGACCATCCGCATGTTCCTCCAGGGTATTCCAGACTGCATCGTCACGATGACGCGCGAGGGCATGCGCGCCTACGAAAATCGCTGCGAGCCGCACCTGGTGCGCAGCTACGCAGAGACGCCAGCCAACGCAGTTTGGGTCTCCGATCACCGCCTGTTCGATGTCTTTGTCTATAACGACGATTACTTTCCGGAATATGTCCACGAGCGCTACGCCTGGATGCGCATCTGGCTCACGTCGATCGAGGACTGGCGCTCGCGACGCATACTGGGCTGGGCGTTCAGCAAAGACCCGAGTTCCCGCTCGGTGATGGCCGCGTTCCGCATGGCGGCCACCCGTTACGGGTTCTGCCAGGCCTTCCATATGGACAATGGCGAGGACTACAAGCTCTTCGCGAAGATCCTGCAGGAGAATTTCGGGATCGAAACGCAACACTCCAAGCCATTCCGCCCCCGCAGCAAGCCCATCGAGTCGTGGCATTCCATCCTCAGCAAGCTATTCGATCCGATGGCGGGACCCGCTTACGCGGGACACGATGCCAAAGACCGCAGCGAGGACAATACCTTGGCCCTGCGCCAGCACGCGCTCTGGCGCAAGGGCAAGTGCGCCGCCACGCCGCTCTTGCCGGCCACCCATTTCCTCTCGATGTTCGAAACCTGGGTGGAGAACGGCTACAACGAAGTGGCGCACGGCGGCCAGGACATGCAGGGCATGTCGCCGCGCGAGCTGTACGACCGCGAGTATCCTCCGCTCACCCGCCAACTTCCCGACATCGCCCAGCTTGAGCCGCTCTTCTGGAAACGGGAGAGCCGCATCGTGCGCAACTCCCGCGTGCAGATCGACGACCGGCAGTTCGAGGCCGCCGACAGCGACACGGAAGTCTCCTTGCGGCTCTACACCGGCCGCGAGGTGCGCATAGCACGCAACCCCGAGGATCGCGCCTGCGCGCTGATGTACGACCCGCAGGCCCCGGATTACAAATTCCTCGGCCGGCTGGTCGCGCCGCAACTGGTGCCGCATTCCGAGCTGTCGCAAGACGCGGTGGCCGCCATGGAGAAGGCCAACGCCAGAGTGCGCCGCGGGTTGAAGGCGGTGCAGCAATCGCTCGAAAAGCGCGCCCAGGTGCTGGGCATCCAGAGCGAGGCGGACGTCCTCGCCGCGCAATCCGGTGTAGCAATCCCCACGCCTACTCTCTCCCCGAAGCTGTTACCCGCCACCCAGATGCCGGCGGAGCGTCAATCCGCCTCTGCGCTGCGGATGGCCGCGGCGTCCGCCGGCACTGCCTCTCCCCGGGTGGGCGACACCTACGTGGAGGAGGATGTAGCGGAAATCCTCAGACTGGCCAATCAGGAGCAACCTCATGCCTAAGATCAGCGAAGAACAGCGCGAGCGCTGGGAAGCACTTTATCCCTCCGGCGACGACACGCGCACAGCCATCGCCGACTACATGCGGCGGAGCGGCCTTACTCAGCAGGACCTTGGCCGCCGCATTGGTTATGCGCGGACCACCATGAACTACTTCGTCGAAAACAGCTACGAGGCACTGGGTTCAGACCTGCGCATTCGCAAGGCCGCGTGGGACTTCATGCGGGCTCACCCGCTCGACGCCCCGGCGGAGTCCGCCGGGCGCCTGTACCAGACGGAAAACTTCCGGCTGCTGCGCAGCTACTTCTACCGAGCCCTCGATCAGTCCCAGGCCATCCTGGTGGACGGCGCGCCAGGAACGCAGAAAACCTACGTACTGGAGCACCTCATCGCGGAGCTGAATCGCTCCGACCTTTCGAAGAACGGCTCTGGCCGTCGCGCCTACCTCGTGCGCGCGCGACGCAACATTCACCCCCTGGACTTGATGAAGCGCGTCGCCGAATCCTGCGGCTCGATCATGGAAGGCAATATCGATCGCATCCTGCGCAACCTGCTGTTCGAGCTGCGCGGGCGGCGAGTGCTCCTGGCGATCGACGAAGCCCACGAGCTGGACATCGACTGCCTGGAGACCATTCGCGAGCTGCTGGACCGCGGCAAGGTTGGCATGCTGTTGGCCGGCAATCACGGCCTGAGATTGTCCTTCGTGCGCAATCGCCTTGACCTCGCGCAGTGGAATTCGCGGCTGCATGCACGGGCGGCGCTGCCCGGCTTGACGGAGGAAGAGGTCCGCAGCATCGCGCAAAGCGAATTGCCCGGCCTGCCCCAGGCCGCCCTGGACAAGCTGGTCGCGCTTTGCTGGGACGAAGCTTATGTACTGCCTGAAACCACGCTACCAATCACTAAGCGGGCGGAACGCGGCACAGCCGTTAAGCAGCGGTTTCTCAGTGCGCGGAGGCTCTTTCGGAGGATCGCTGAAATATCGGCGCTGAAGGAGGCGGTGGCGTGACCGAGAAGGAGTGGGCTGCAGTGCGCGAGTTGTCCGGAGACCGCTGCTGTTGCGGCCGGAAGAAGGCAAAGGACCAAACGTTCTGCCGGGGTTGCTACTTCACGCTTTCGGCTGAGCTGCAGCGCGCGCTATATCGCCGGATCGGTCACGGGTACATCGAGGCGTATGACGCCTCAAAGGCCGCCCTGCGAGAAGCCGGGCGGTTGGCCCCGATCGCAGAACAAATGCCGCTGGAAGGGAGCTAGTCATGCGCCAGCCATGGGAACCCCATGACGACCGACTGCCGATCACGCGGCGGGACCGGATGCTGCAGCGAATTGGCGACGGGCTCACGCGGATCGTCGTGATTGCCTGCGCCGGCGCAATCGTCGCGCAGTTGTTACGCGCGCTGATTCATTCCGCGAGGTGAATATGCCGCAGTTCGAATCGGTACCACCCAAAACCAAGTTGCAGATCGTCACTGAGGCCACGCCGCTTACCAAGCGAACCGTGGACGAGTTGCAGGAGATGGTCTCGTACCACCAGGGCTTCGTAGTCCGCTGCCTTGCGAACTCGGGCGGCGCGGCACCGAGTCCGCCAACCAGGCAATTAGGCAATCGGGACGTTGAAGTAAGGAGGCGGCCCATGCTTGCAATCCTAGTCGTAATCGCCGCCCTGTTTGCGGCTCTCTTAACGCCATCCGCTGACCCTGAAGTGGCGGAGACCGATCGGCTCCGCGAGCACCTGCACACGGCCAACTGGCCAAGGAGGGAACACCGTGGCTGACATCAAGGCACCCACGCCCAGGCAGATCGACGTGCTTGCGGCGAAGTTCGACCGGCTCCGCCAGAAGGTCAAAGCCGAAGCGGAGAAGCTCGACATCCCTAAAGAGGAACTGATTGCTCTGGCGAACCAGTGGGGCAAGGTCACCCGCCGGGCGCGCAAGTCGTTTCGGCTGGACGGCCTGGCCTGGTACATCCTGGCCACCTACGGCCAGCGCACCGAGATCCAGCGCGAGGCCGTGCAGCGCCTGCAGCTCGAACTGGTGACCATCGGGCGCGGCCGGAGCTTCCGCGATTTCTTCCGCCCCAGCCTGGAGTACATCGCCACGCCGGGCGCGGTGGCCGCCATCAAGAAGCTGCCGCGCGAGCAGCGGCGGCGGATTGTCACCCTCTACCGCGCCTGCTTTGAGGCCAAGTCCCAGGCCGCTTCGCTCGAAGTCAAGAAACAGAAGACGGACAAGGTCGCGCGGCGCGCGAAGAAAGCGAAGGCGGCATGAGCGCGCCACACAACAAGTCGCTGACCGAAATTGCGTGGGACGATCTCGCGTCGGAAATCTGCGGCCACTGCGGCCGGAAGAAACAGAAGCGGCAGAGCTTTTGCCGGCGCTGTTACTTTGCGCTGCCGGAGGGGCTGCGGAGGCAGTTGTACACCCCGTTCTCCGGCGGCTACGCGGAGATCTACGACGAGGCCAAGACGTATCTGCAGTGCGAGACGGACATCCCGCGGGCGGTGAGGGCATGACGCACATCAAGCACAAGTTCATCATGCGGTACTGCTGCTGCGGAGCGCAGTATTTCGCCCGGGTGCGGTGCACGGTGCTCAGCGGCGCGGAAACGCCGGCGTCACTCGCCGAGTTCGAAGCGCGGCGCGCGGGGACTGTGTGCGCCGGCTGGAAGCAATCGGATAGGAGGGCTTTATGGCGGCGGCAGCAACGGCTGAGAGTGTCCGAAATTATCCGGTAATCGCCGGAAATCGCCGGGAAAAACCGGAAGTGGCGGTGATGTTGCATCGTGCGGACGCCACATTCTTGACCATGACCGAGCCCGGGCCGTGCGGCCATTGCCGGGTGGCGAGTACTACGTTCGTCAATCGCGGCGGACGCACCTGGTGTTTTCGCTGCGACAACGTGGAGCAATCGCGTGGATAACGACGAGCCCATGTCCGCGCGGGAGCTCGCGCACGACATCGTGCGGCAGGCGCTCCTTGATGCGCGCGATACCCGCTTCGATCCGCCGGAGGACGGCGCACTGCAGCCCATCAAGCATATCGTCCCGCCGCCGGGATTTGCGCCGAGGGAAAAACCGGCCGCGCCAGCCAGGTGGATGGCGCCGGAACCCGTAGCGCGGCTCTCCAGAGCCGCGGGCCCTGCGAGCAGACCGGAAGGAGGAGCATGCCCTGCGAAACAGTCAAACTCGACGAACTCACTGTCTTTATCTGCCACGGCGGCCCACGGCGCAAGCCCAAGCTTTGCCCGTTCTGCCGGAAGCGTGAAGCCACGCTCCTCTGCGATCACCCGGACACACGGCCGGCAGCCAAGCCCGGCGCAACCTGCGACAACCCCATCTGCGGTAGCTGCGCCACCGGAGTCGGTCCCGATCGGGACTATTGCCCCGTCCACCGAGCTGCCGCCCTCCAGGGGGCCCTCAACTTCACAACGAAAGGATAAAGCGATGATCTGCAAAGGAACCAACCCCGATGGAACGAAATGCTCGGCCGAAGCCACGATCCTGAGCGGCCCGTATGCCGGCATGTGCCGGCGCTGCGGTGGCCGCGAATACTGGCGCGCCCGCCACGGGCAGAGCCGAAAGCACCCGGCGAAACCTGCAGCCCCAGCGGCTTCGACCGCGCTCGCCCGCCTGGAGAAGGCCAACGGCGCCCCGCTGCGCGAGATCCCGCGCAAGTGGAAGAAGGATGGCAAACCGGTTGCGGGGGGGGCGAGCGCCGTCGCCACTCTCTGCGTATCGGAAGAGCAGCTTGATCGCTTCCTGACGCAGATCCTCACCATCGAGGAAAAGGCCGAGATCGTAGGGCAATTCTTGCGATAGGACGAATGCCATGAAAGCTCTCTCCCTGACGGAACCGTGGGCCACGCTCGTAGTGCTTGCGCGCAAGGATGATCCGCTCATTGCCGAGAAGCAGTACGAGACTCGCGATAAGGCGTTTCATCACCGCGGATGGCTGGCGATCCAGGCGACCAAAGCACTGGACCCGATCTGGCGCACTGAGCCTTTCCGTTCCGTGCTCGCGAAGCACGGCATCGCCGTCGAAGCCGATTTTCATCTGGGCTGCGTAGTTGGCATGGTCGAGATGGTCTACGACTGGTTTGCCTGGCTCAAGGCAAGCCAGATTTCTGCGCAGGAGATGGCCTTCGGGGACTTCTCCGGCAGCCGGCATGCCTACGAGTTCCGCCGTCCGGTGCGCTTCCCGAAGCCGCGGCCGGCGAGTGGCATGCCGGGGGTGTGGACCTGGAGGCCATGGTGGGACGAATCCATGACCAACCCGGCCGGCAAGTGCTGCGACGATTGCGACCACTTCGCGCGTTGCTGCGACTTCCTCGGCGACGTGATCGGCAATCCGTACTGTGACTGGGCTCCTACCCGTTTCGAACAGAGGGCGCGATGAGCACGAATCCCCAACCAGACATCGATGCCGCGCGCGCCATTGACCACCTGGTGGAAGAAACGCTACTGGGGCGGCGCGGCCCGGGATGGGCACTGCCAGCGCATGCGCACGCGCTCTTGCGGCTGCTGCGGTTCTGTCCGGGCGCGGCCAAGGCGCACCGGATCGACGACCTGGCGCTGCTGCTGGACGTTACGCCGCGCGACATCAAAGCAGCCGCGCGGACGCTGGTGTGCGATTTCGGCCTGCCGATTGCCGGCTCGCGCCGGCCACCCTACGGCTACTACCTCGCCGTCACTGCGGATGAGATTGGAGCGGCGCTCGATCCTCTCGTGGGCGAGCTGCGCGCGATCGCGCAGCGCGTGCGATCGCTGGGCGGCCGCCGCCGGCTGCAGGAGCTGCTGGGCCAGATCGAGTTGGACTTGTCCGGTCCGGAGGAGGCGGCATGAGGGTCGCCATCAGGCCGCACAAGGCAGCGACGCGCCAGCGCTATACCCAGCCGGGGCCGCCCCAGGGCGATATCTGCCGCGCGCCCGGCGAGCTGCGCAATCTCTGCTGTGCCCCGGGTCACGCTCGATGTCAGCGCCCGCTGTGCGTGCCGTGCCTGGAAGCCGAGCTGCGAGCCATGCAGCGTGAGCGCGCCGCGCAGGATGGCGCTGCGGAGGCAGCCGGGCAAACGCCGTCTGTCGGGGCGCCGGCGGGGCGGGCGGTGCGAATCGCCGCGACCAAGCACTCCACGGCCGCGGAGATGAGCTTCGAGGAGATCGGGCGGCGGATGGGAATCTCCCTCAGCGCGGCGCAGCAGTATTGCGAGAGCGGCCTACGCAAGCTCCGCGCCCGGCCGTACACCATGGCCAAGCTCGCAGGGATCGCGGAGGCTCTGCGGCAGGAGCGGGCCAAGAGAGAAGCCTTCGCCGAGTCCATGCAAGGAGAAACCACTCAGGAGGAACGCTATGCATGAAACCGCTACCCCCCCCCAGCAAGCGGAACACCAACCCAAGCGCTCGCCACGCAAGACGCGCGTTGTGCAGCGCACCACGTACAAGACTTGTCCCGAGTGCGAGGGCGCAGGCTTAGTGCGGAGCCTGGACCCGCGCGGCGTGTCGCCCTGCAAGGTCTGCGGCGGCAAAGGCAAGCTGGCCACTGTGACCAAAACCAGAGTGCCACTCAAGGGCTAGATGCGTAGATGCGTGCAGTGCAGCAAGCCGTTGGTCGACCGGAAGACCGGAGAGCCTCGCTACGACACCATTTTCTGCGAGTCGGTCGAGTGCCGGAATCGCGACCACAAAGAGAAGGTGGCCGCCAAGCGCAGAAGGTTGCGGCTCGAAATCGAGCGCCGGGTGAACTATCGCCTCGCGCAGATCTGCCGGAGCTGCGATGGCCTTGCGTTTGGTACTGGCGGTCGCGGCACCCCGAGCGCAAAGGCCAGCGCTGCCGTGTCCTTATCTACGGGCGGAAAAACAGCGCCCTCGTCGAATTCGCGGACGGATTCCGCACGATCACAGACCGCCGGGCGGTGAGGAGAAAACGCGGTGGCTAAGATCAGCAAGAAACAACTCGTTGCGCTGCAGACGATGTACGGGCAGTATGAGCGGCGGTCGCTCGACGTGGCCGGAGAAGAGAAGCGTGCGACGCGGCTGGAATTTGCCCGCTCGGTCGTCGGCCGCCAGATTGAGAGCTTCAATGACCTGACCGATCGCGAGGCGCGGCAGTTGCTGCAGGTGCTGGCCCGGGCGCTGGGCAAGCCCGATCGGCCGCGTGGGATGAGCGATCGCGATCGTGCGCACGATGCCGGCACCCACGGCCGCCGAGGCTACGACCGCAGCCGCGATAGCCTAGTCTCCGCCGCCGATCTGGCGCGGATCGACGATGCCATCTCGCGCCTCAGGTGGGACCGCAAGCGGCTCGACGGCTGGCTGCGCTCCTCCAGCTCGCCGCTGCGCGGGCGCGTGGAGATCCGCACGCTGGCGGACGCCAATCGAGTGTGGTGGCCGCTGGTAAAAATGTTGCGCCGCGCAGGCGCGTGGCGTGCGGACGACGAGGCGGGGTTTGTAGCGCCGGCGCCCCCGCCGGCGGGCCCTGCGAGCGCGCAGAGGAGTGCAGAGGAAAAGAGACCGCTGCGGGAGATCCAGCAGGAAGCGTTCGAGCGTGAGTGGGAAATGCGAGACGCCTTTCTGCGCGCGGCCTGCTACGACGAGGAGGCTATCCAGCGCGATCGCCTCGATACGCTGCACAAATATGGGCTGCCGCATGCAGGGCCCGCCGGCGCTACGCAGGAGGAGATATGAGCGTGTGCGAGCGTTGTTGGGGAGCCGAACCCGATCATTGTATCTGAGAGACGGGGCTCTCCGTCTACATGCGCCGGCAGGCAGAGCAGAATCACGCCGGACGCATCGCGGTAGTCGGAGAGATCGATCACTCAGGGTTGGCCGGTATTGTTGCCGGTTCCGGGCTTCCTCTGCGCACCTCTGCGCCCTCTGCGTTGAAACCATGACATACCGCCCGGAGAACTACATGCCGCTCATGGAAGCAGCCGCGAAGCTCGGCTGCAGCCGGCAAACCGTCTACCGGCTGATCGACGCCGGCGAGCTGGAGGCCGTCCAGTTCCGGCCGGGCTGCTGGACCAAGGTATCCCGGCAATCGCTGGCGGCGTTCGTACAGCGGATAAAGAGGGGCCAAAGAAAGGCGAACCCACGCAAGAGGTCAGACCGATGACGGTCCCATCCCAGCGCATACTACCGATGACGTTCGAAGGCACCGTGAGCACCCGGGTGGCGCGCGGCATCCTGCGCCGCGAGCTGGGGCGCCGGATCTCGCGGCAGACGCTGGTCCGCCTGATTGAGGTCGGCGACTTGACTGCCTTTAAGATGGGATCTGAGTACGCGCACTGGGCGATCCGCCACGACTCGTTAATGGCCTACATCCGCCGCCTCCGCGAGACCCCCCCGAACTAGCTTTAAGCTCTTAGCTCTCAGCTTTCAGCCGGAAAACCCGCTGGCTAAAAACTAACAGCTAACAACTGTGAGCTTCTTCGTAAAAAGCGTCCAAAGCGTCCAAAGTGACTCTCGCGTCGTAGTGTCTCGCGAGACTATGTAGTCCATGAGAGCCAAAGCGTCCGCCCTTCTTCTCTCCTGCGTCGTCTGCGTTTTCTGTGCTGAAAGCTCGGCGCAGAACACGATGACGGTGACGGCGAGCAAGATCCAGAATGCCCTGGGACAGACGCTCGCCAGCGGTCAGGCCTGTTTTCAGGCGACCAACGGCGTGGCGCCGATCGGCTTCCAGGCGGGTGGCGGCGGCCAGGTCATCAACCGCGCCGTCTGCGCCACGGTTACGAGTGGAGCGCTGAGCGCCACCCTGCCCAACACGGCTTTGACAGTTCCGGCCAACGTCTGCTTCCGGCTTACGGTCAAGGACCTCGCCACCAACCAGGTGGTACTCGGCACGCCGCCCACAGCCAAGGGCGCAGGCCCGGGGGCAACGGGCTACGATTGCGTGCAGCCCTCGCCGACCGCATCGAGCTGGTGCAGCGGCAGCACCTGCAATCTCGACAACTATCCGCCGAATCTGGCCCCCGTGCAGGTGGTCACCGCGCCGCTGCAGCCCACCATCACCGACACCGGCAACGCCACGGTCACGGTAACGTCCAGCAATTTGCAAAACGCTTTCGGCGTCAAGCTGGCGGTCGGCGAAGTCTGCTTCCAGGCGGCCACCAACAATGGCACACCCATCGGCTTCCAGGCGGCGGCCGGCGGCCAGGTGATCAGCCGGGCAGTCTGCGCCCCGGTGAGCAACGGCGCGTTTACCGCATCCCTGGCGAACACAGCGCAGACCAATCCCCGCAACGTCTGCTATCGCCTGACGGTGAAGGATCTCTCAACGAATCAGATTGTGCTGGGCGCGGCCACGGGCGAGACCAGCGGCTACGATTGTGTGCAAACGGCCGGAAGCAGCAATTGGTGCAGCAGCAGCGTCTGCAACTTCGACAACTACCCGCCGAACCTGGCGCCCTTGACCGTGACGCAGGTTGTAACCGGCGCGCAAGGCCCGGCCGGTACCAGCATGTGCACCGGCGGGGGCTGCACGCTGATCGCGCTCGGCACGCGACCCTGTACCTTCGCCACCGACAGTAGCGGCCAGAATGCGGGCTGCAGCAGCTACGTCAACGCCAACCTTATTTACCTCGATGCGCAGTACCTTGCCGCCCGCGATTCCCTGGTAAGCACCGTCTATCCGTCCACGGCCGTGGGTACCGAAGAGAGCTTCGTCTGGACGCTGCCTCAGGCCACGCCGCCGTACTGGAGTTTTTACACGGGCCGGGTGTTTTACGATGTGGCGCTGCATGGCGGCTCCAACATCTACACGCCCACCTACGGCAATAATCCTGCGAACGACATGGTCGGCAACTACACGCCCTTGGACGTGCGCCTCAGCAAGTACACCCCCGGCAACTCCTGGGGCCTGAACATCACGCACAACTGCCTGAGCGTGGGGGACTGCCTGGGGCTGTATGTCAACCAATTTGTCCGCGGCGGATTCTCGGCGGCGTCCGGGGAGGGAGCGGAGGCGCTCGCGCTCCATAATTATGAGGACTCCAACCAGTGGCGGGGCACGGTGACCGCCATCAGCGGCAATACCGTGACCGTCACGGCAGGGGCGTACTCGGACGATACCGGCACAAGCTGGACGACGCTGGGCGGGATCGGGACCCAGGCGGAGGGGCTCTACCTGATCGACATCGACCGAGGTTATGGCGTATCAGGACACACGCCCAGTTCCACGGGGTTCGGTCCAGGCTCCGCGGGCACCATCACGGCGATCAGCTACAGCAATTCGTCATCGCCTCTGCACGCCACTGGCAGCGGGACGGGCTGGCCAGTCAAGACTGTCGACGCTCAACTTGGAACGGCCGTAACAACGCTCGGATCGGTCACCGTGACGCCCAGTTCCTTCCTTGCCGGTTCAATGTCCAACATTACGACCAGCACAACGGTATGCATAGCCGGCACGCGGACATTCGAGTGGGTTACGCCTACGGCCGTGACCGGGTCCACGTTTACCGCGACGTTTCATTTTCCTCACCAGGCGACCGACATCATTTCCGTGGGCGGTCTGTGCGGCTACGTGCTGTCGCTGGACGCCGACGTTGCGAGCAATGCGCTCTGGCCCGAGGTCAATGCTGACAATCCCATCCTTCGCGTGGTCCCGATCGTGCGCAGCAACTCGGCCACGGACCTGGAGTTCTGGCAGGTCACACCGAACGGCGGCTACTACCCCTACCCCGGGCGCTGGTACAGCGGTGGAACGCAGACGTACCATCTGTATCCCTCAGTGCGGATCAACTCGGTGGTGAACGGCACAACGCTGCTTTCCAACACGCTGACCGCCGACACCCCGATCCCGTCCGCCTGGCAGACCGGCGACATCGTCCTGCAGCCCCACTACTACCAAATCTCCGCGGGCGGCGGCTATATCATGTCCCGCGAGTACCAGCCGCGCTACTTCAGCGGCTTGCTGCAGGGGCTCTCCTACTTCAACCTGGAGCAGGACGGCCTGGTTGGTCAGCCTGGCGGAAGCAACGCCCTGCTGGGCCTCGTGATCGGGACTCCGCCCGGCGTCTATGTGGGGAACTTCTCCCCGATCGACATGATCGGCTTCAACGGGCCGTATTCCTTCGCCCTGGTCGATTCCTGCAATGCATCGTCGTGCCTTCACACGGGCGGCCTCAACGTGCAGGACACGTACCATGACTACTACGTCTTCTCCGGTTCCGTGGCCGGCGGCAATAACGCTTACTGGAGGCACTCCCCGACAGACCTGGCGATGCACATCGGACAGTTCGGCGGCGGGGACGTGCGGATCGAATACGACAACGGGAACATCAGCACCACCGGCAACGCCACGGTGAACGGCAAGATCGCCACCCAGAGTGTCGCCACGCCCTACGGGGGAGTGGGGAGTTACGTCAACCAGGCGCTCTATTCACAGTTCGATTCGTCCTCTCTGCCGACCTCGTGGAGCGACTACGGGCACACCTGGACGCCGAACTGTACGCCCTCAACGCTCACTGCGAATTCAACGGATGTGACCGATCCGCTGGGAGGCTATACCTCGCTCAAGTTCGTGGTCCCTGCTTCATGGAATGGGTCGTATTGCGGCGGAGCCGCGCAGACGGGGCTTGGACAAAGCGGCATCAGCCTAGCGTCCGGTGGGCCAGCGGTCGTCGCCGTCTGGGCGCGGACCGCGTCGGGGACCGCGACCGTCTTCCCCTATGTGGCGAGCTTGGACAACAACAGCAACGGCTGCCCCTTGGCCGCGCAGAACACGGTTACGACGACGTGGACCCGCGTGTACTGCTACAAGAGCAGTCTGCCCGCAGCCGCTACTTCGTTTGCCATTTTGACGAACACCCCGGGGGTCACGCTCTACCTGTGGGGCGTCTCGGTAGAAAACGACAAAGTGATTGCGGGGCCGTATGTGCGAACGGCCGCCAGCGCCGCGAGCGGCACGGGACTGGTCGCCAATCAGGGAATATTGGGGACGCTCAGCCTTAGTGGCAGTGTGGGGTCGGCGAGCAGGGCTCTGTGCATCAATGCGGCCGGCGCAGTATATGCGGCATCAGGGACCTCTTGCCCGTGATCAGCGCAAGAGGAAGTACAGCAGGGAGACTAGCCCCGAGAAGATCAGACCGGTAACGAGGCCCTGAGCGAAGCACTTATCGTCTCGCTGCTCAAGTTGCCGGGCGGACAGATAATATTCCGCCTGCCTAGCCCGCGCATCGATCGCAGACTGCAGGGGGACCGGGCGTTGCATGGCAATCAGTTTCATGGCTAGAAAGTCTAACACGTCCGCTCGGCTGGCTGCTGAAAGGCTGATGGTTGGCAGTTCCACAAAAAAGCGTCCAAAGCGTCCAAAGTGACCGCGAGATTTCGAGGGGTGCTGATACACCTGTGGTCAGTGCGAGTGCTCCTGAGCCCAGCGCCTTGCGGGCTCCGGTGTGGGGGACGCCGGAGCCTGCAGGGTTTGAGAGGAACGATGGACACAAAAACCGCCAACGCCTGCCGCCTGGCCGAACTCCATCCAGCGTTTGCCGCGCGCGTGGGCAAGCTGCTGGCGTACATGGAGAGCCAAGGCTATCCGTTGCTGATTACCCAGGGGCTGAGGAGCTGGCAGGCCCAGGATGCGCTCTACGCCCAGGGCCGCACCGCCCCGGGAAAGATCGTGACGAAAGCGAAAGGCGGATCGTCGCACCACAATTTTGGCCTCGGTGTCGACCTGTGCCCGGCGGTCGTAGCACCGGCGTCCCCGAAGCCTGCCCTGAGCGGAGCCGAAGGGGCGGGCCCTGTATCGGGAATGGAAGAGCCTGCACCCGCGCTCCCGGCTATGCCGACGAAGCTCGATTGGAACGTCGAGCATCCCGGGTGGAAAAAGCTGCTGGCCAACGCGCCTGCGTTCGGCCTGGCGGAGGGCGCCCGCTGGCGCAGTTTCCCCGACACGCCCCACTTCTATCCCGTCGAGATACCCGCAGGCACGGCCAAACTGCGCGCACTCTACGCGGTCGGCGGCATGGCGGCCGTGTGGAAGTGGTTTGACGGGTTGGCCGCCGGGGTAGCGCCGGCGCCCCCAAAGCCTGCCCTGAGCGAAGCCGAAGGGGCGGGCCCTGCGAGCGCAACCGACGTTGCCGCGGGACCCACGCACCCAGCAGCTTCACAGCCCGCCGCTCAGGAGAGCCGCGCTACGAACCCCGCGGGCGTCGTCGAGTCCGATGAATCTTGGCAGGCCTCCGAGGCCCTGCTCAGGAATAGGAGTCTGTGATGGCAAGCATGCTGGGCAATCTGCTGGGCGGAAACCTGCTGAGTGGAGTCAGCCAGGTCATCAATTCGATCCGCGGCAAGAATCCCGAAGACGCCGCCAAGTTGGAGCAGCTCAAGCAGCAGTACGAGGGCGAATTTCTATCGGCACAAGAGACCATTGCCAAGGCCCAGATCGATCAGAACGTCGCGATGAATCAGACGGCTGCCGCCAACATTCAGGCGGAAGCAAAGGAAAACTGGTACACCGCCGCGGCGCGCCCGTCGATCATCTGGGTTGGCCTCGGGCTCATCGTCTGGAATTACGCGGCGATCCCCACGCTGGGGGTGCTGGTGGGCCTGCTGATGCACATCAAGCCGGCGGACTACGGCATTGTGCCGGTCGCGCTGCCCGACTGGTTCTGGTCCGCCTGGAAAGTGATCGCGCTGGGCTACGTCTTTATGCGAACCACCGACAAAGCCGCCAACTCACTCTTCGGCGGCGCCGGCGGATCGGCGAGTTTCCTAGGAGTCAAGCTGGATTCCAAGGGAGACAAGTAATCGGGTAAGTGCCGAATCGGGCAATCGGGTAATTGAAGAGGGAGGATTCAGATGTTCTTAGTTGGACTGAGTTGCGTTGTAGGCGGCTATGTCCTCGGTCTCGTGACTGATTCGCGGGCGCGCAAGCTGCTCAGCGAAATCAAGAGCGCCGTCATCCGGATCGAGGCGAGGGTGGAGCGGACGGGCCTGGCCCTGGAATCCGGCGCTGCCGGGGTGGCCAAGGCGGCCGGGACTAGCACGGGAAAGTCCTGAAAGCAAGTCCCTTAAGAGGCAACCCCCGGATTTCGCGCCACGATTCGATATGGCGCGTTTCGGGGTGGAAACCCATTACCCCCCACCCCTGTGATGCGTCACAGGGGCGGTTCTGGGGCGGGGATGGGCAATTTGGGAGGCTGGTTACAGGTTTTGGCGGACATTTTTTTGGGAGGGCGAAAGGATGGCCACCGCAGTCGCCGGCAAGCCGGCAAACGGGACCCGGCAGCGCACCTTGATTTTGTCCTTGGGAGCGGGCGGCGGATTCGCTCTCGCGGGTGCGATTCTTGAACTGTTTAGGCCCAACGGTCAGCAATTGCTGACTGTGCTAGCTACTTGGGGACCTTTGTTTCTGGTCGTCGTCCTGGGGATGGTTCTGTTCTATCTCATGGTGGGTACCTGGGGACAGCGATTGGTTGACTCTATCGCGGCCAACGCAGCCGCCCAGCAGTCGATGGCGGATGCCATGCAACAGATCGCCCACCGAGACGATGTGCGCGAACGCGAGCGAGAACTGGCGCTGGACCATCTAGCCTACACGACACAGAGCATTCTGCGAACGGTACAAGCCATCGAGGAGCGGCAATTGGCCATTGGCGATAGGCCATTGGCTAAAGCCGCAGGGCAAACGTAGCGCCGGCGTCCGCGCCGGCGGGCCCTGTGTGGGAGCTACAAGAACGGAGGGCGGTATGGAGCTACTGGACCCCAAGGCAGATGCGCAGTTGCGCGGGTTGATTCTGACCATGGTCTACATCAACCACAAGCGCCAGCGCCACCGCCTCACTTCGACGGTGATTCACGGCACGGTGGCGCGTGAGGGCTATCAGTTCGCAAAAAATGACGTAATCACGGCCATCCAGGATCTGGGCGACCGCGGCTATCTGCGGTTTCGGCAGGTGCGCGACTCCGACAACGGCCTCTTCCTGGAGGCGATCGAGATCACCGCGCAAGGGCGCGACCTGGTCGATCGCCGCTTCGACGATCCCGCGGTGATGACGCAATAGCCATGTCAGGCAAAACAGGCCAAACCCGGAAGGTCCGGCAGCCGCTCAACATCGACCGGCTGCCCTTGCTCCTGCAGGACCGGATTCGCGCGGAGCGCGTGGACGGCCGCAGGTGGCTGGACATAGAGGCCGACTCGCCGAGCTGGAAAGAGTGGGAGAGCGTCGATCCCGGGGTGCAGGCTCTGTTTCCGGGGCGCCGGCTGCCGCACAGCAATTTGCAGCGCTGGTACGACCTGCGAATCGAGCAACGCCTGCGGGAAGTGGAACACGATGCGGTGAAGGTGCGCTCCATTGCCGATAGCTTTGCCGCGCGCACGTTCGACGATCTGACCGGCTCCGCCAAGAACGCCTTGGCTGAGCAAGTCTTCATGCTCATAAACTCGGCCGACGCCAAGGACGCCAAGGGGTTCCGCGGCGAGCTGAGCAATTTCCTTTTCCTGTTGACCAAGCTCCAGAAGGCCGAGCTGGACAAAGCCAAGCTCGAAGTGGAGCAGGCGCGATTGCAGGCACAGAGAGACAAGTCCGCCGCGCTCGATCCGCGGGGGATGTACCTGGAGATCGCGCAGGACCTGTTGAAGAAGTTGCGCACGCGCCAGGCCGTGCGCGATGTGCTCGACCCGATCCAGGAGGAGTTGATTACCGAGTTCTCCCATGGCGCAGAATCGTTCGCAAAACAAATCGAAACGCGATCGGCTTGAGGACGCCCGCGCTGCCCTGCGCGTCGCCTTCGACGCTACGGCGGTAGCGGAGAAGAAAGCCGCAGCCGCGCCGGAGACCGTCCTTCGAGCGGCCTGGGAGCTGGCCGAGGACATCGAGCAATTCGTGCGCAAGTACTTGCCGCATTACATGGTGGATCAGGAAACCGAAAAGCCGATCGAGCCGGCCGACTTCCATCGTGAGATCTATCAGCTTGCGCTCAGCACGAAACGCGCTGCGATCGCCGCCCCGCGCGAGCACGCCAAATCTACGGTGGTCTCGTTGTTCTTTGTGCTGTATTGCATCTGCTACAAAATCCGCCGCTTTATTGTCCTCATTTCGGACACTGAGGCGCAGGCCGAGCTGTTGCTGACGGCTGTAAGGGCCGAACTGGAAACCAACGATCGGCTGCGCGCGGACTTCGGGGATCTGACGGGTTCGGCCAACTGGGGAACGCAGAGCCTTACCACCGCCACCGGTATTCGGCTGGCAGCCCGTGGCGCCGGCCAGTCCCTGCGCGGCCTGCGGCAGAGGCAGTACCGGCCCGACCTGGTGATCTGCGACGATCTGGAAAATGAAGAGGCAGTGGATAACCCTGAGATCCGGGTAAAGCTTGAGCGCTGGTTCAAGAACGTGGTGCTCAATCTGGGCAAGTCCTGCCAGGTGTTCGTAATCGGGACCATCCTTCATTTCGATTCGCTGCTCTCGCACCTTCTGGATGCCGACAAGTTCAAAAAGTTTCTGAAGCGGAGGCTGGAAGCCATCGACGAAGAGCGCACGCCGGCTTCGGTGCTTTGGCCGGCCAAATGGTCTCACCAGGACCTGCTGGCGAAGGAAGAGGATATCGGGACTACCGAGTTCGAGCAGGAATTTCGGAACCTGCCGGTCAACTCCGACACGCAAAGCTTCAAGGAGGCGGACATCATCCGCCACGCCTTCCGCCGCGAGAACCTCATCGGCAAGAAGACGGTCAAGATCACGGCCATCGACCCGGCAATCAGCAAAAGGGAAAAGGCCGACGACTTCGCCAGTGTAACCGTGGACATCGACGAGCGCGGCTTCCTGTGCGTAACGCGCGCCGAGGGCCTGCATCTGTCATTCCCCGAGCAATGGCGTTTCATCCTGGCGCGTTACGACGAAGAGCAGCCAATCGTAGTGGGGGTGGAGACCGTCGCCTACCAGAAGGCGCTGAAGCAGCACGTAGACGAAGTCTCGCGGGAGACTCACCGGTACATTCCCATCGTCGAGGTGCAGGCGGACACCGACAAATTCCGGCGCATTACCTCAATGGCGCCGCTGGTCGAAAACGGCACCATCCGCTTCTGTCTCGACGGGACCCAGAAGAAGCTTATCTCCCAACTGCTGTACCTCGGCAAAACCAAAGACGATGTGGCAGACGCGCTGGAAATTGCAGTGCGCCTGGCGCGCATGCGGGGCTGGAAGGCCTCCATCGTGAGCTTTTGGGAACAACAGGGAGCGGCGGCGGCGAGCCAGGCGAGTGCCTAAGCAATGGACGCCAACATCCAACCCGGCGTAATCGCGCGCGTAGCAGGCGGAATCTCGGGCGGCCTGCGGTCGATGTGGAACCTTTGGTTTCCGCCGTTGGAGCCGCTGCCCCAGGTCGCGCCCCAGGGCACGCCCACCCGGCGCTTCGATTACATGGTCGGGGAGAACATCCAGATTCAGCCGCATCTGGATCGCTTCATGCAGCTCCGCGCCCTGGCCGATAGCTACGATCTGCTGCGCGTGGTGATCGAGACCTTCAAGGACCACCTGATCAAGGTGCCCTGGGTGATTCGGCCGATCGTGATGCCCGGGCAGAAACGGCCCAAAGAAGCCAACGATCCGCGCGTCGCCAAGCTGACTCAGCTCTTATCCTTCCCGGACGGTGAGCAACCCTGGTCCGCCTGGCTGCGGGCGTTGCTGGAAGACGCGCTAGTGATCGACGCTCCCACCATCGAGCCCATCCTGACGCGCGGCGGAGAACTCGTCCGGCTCGACCTGATCGATGGCGCTACCATCACTCCCAAGATCGGTTATGACGGGCGTCTGCCGAAGCCTCCCGACACGGCGTATCAGCAGATCGTCAAGGGCGCGCCAACCGTGGAGTTCACCGCCGACGAGCTGATCTACTATCCGCGCAACCGGCGCACTCACAAGATCTACGGTTACTCCCCGGTGGAGCAGATCACGGTGATGGCGAACCTCGCGTTGCGGCGCGAGTTGTGGCTGCTCAACTTTTTCACTGAGGGCAGCGTCCCGGAAGCCTATCTCAGTGCGCCCGAGAGCTGGACCCCCGACCAGATCAAGCAGGCCCAGGACGCACTGGATTCATATTTGGCCGGCAATCTGAAGAACCGGCGAAAGATCATCATCGGGCCGGGCCGCAACTCCGGCCAGGCCATTCAGTTGCTCAAGGCAGACGCGGTCGGTGGCGATGCGGTGCTCGACGAATTGATCATCCGCATGATCTGTTTCGCCTTCAACGTGAGCCCGCAGGCCCTGGTCAAGATGATGAACCGCGCCACCGCCCAAACGGCTAAGGCACAGGCGGCGGAAGAAGGTCTGATTCCCTGGATGATGTACATCCAGGAGCTGATGTGCTTCGTCCTGCGCAAGTATTGCAAGGTCACCGACCTGGAGTTTGCCTGGCAGGACGAAAAAGAAGAAGATCCCACCGCACAGGCGGGGAACCTCAAGACTCTGGTGTCGCTGGGTCTCATGAGCCCGAACGAAGGCCGCGACGTGCTAGGGCTCGATCCCGTGGATGGCGGCGATCAGTGCATGGTCTATACGGCTACGGGGCCGGTGCCGCTTGCGGGCGTCCAAGAACAGCACGAGCTGAGCCTGCAGCAGCAGCGCAGCGCAGCCGTAGCGCCGGCGCCCTCGCCGGCGGGCCCTTCGTCCCGACCCGTAAAGCCGGGGGGCGGAAGCATGCGAGATTCGCAGCCCGCCGGCGAGGACGCCGGCGCTACTCCGAAAGGCGCGCCCACGAAGTTCGGTGCCCCAGGTATGCGCCCTGGAAAGACCGCCAAACTGAAAGGCGCGTCGGCGCATACCTGGGTTCACAAGGGCGGCAAGCCGGCGGCCGGCAGCTATGCGGTCGACGGCAACGCGGCCCAGCGCGCGGCTGAGAACCGTTTACGAAAGCTCTTCGAAGGCTTCCTGGCTGAGCAACGTCCGATAATCGCCGACCAGGTGGCGGATTGGTACGCGCAGCAGCGCGGCCCGGACGATGTGCCCGGCAGCGAGCCTGGCACTATCAGAGCGGCCAAGGCGGCCGGCGACAAGCCCGACCCGCCCTTCGATCAAAGCGCCTGGCAGCAGCTTGAGCCGCAGATCCGCGCGGAGTTGGAGATCGGCTTCCGCGAGGCCATGCAGAAGGCACTCGACGGTCTCAAGATCGACGATGCCGGCATGTGGGAGCAGGTCCAGCCGCGCGCCGTCGAATGGGCCAAAGCTCGCGCGGCCGAGCTGATCACGGAGATCGAGCAGACCACGCGCAACGATATCCGCGCGCTCGTGGACAAAGCTCTCACTGATGGTCTGAATCCGCAGCAGCTCAAGCGCGCCATCATGGACGCCGCAGACTTTGATCCGGCGCGCGCAGAGATGATTGCGCGGACAGAACTCGCCGACAGCCATATCCAGGGCACGCTCGGTGGCTGGAAGCAATCGGGAGTCGTGGTGGGCTCGCGCTGGATCGCCGACGAAGACGCTTGCGGCGCCTGCCTGGTCAACGCGGCGGTCGGCGTCGTGAAGCTGGGCGACACATTCCCCTCCGGCGATGAGGGACCAACCTTGCACCCTAACTGCGAGTGCGGGCTGAGTCCGGTGATGCAGGGCGAAGAGGAGGCAGCAGATGCAGATGGCTGAGTTTCGCAAGTTTATCCCCATCGTCAAAATCGACGCCGCCAAGCGCGAAGTCTACGGCGTTGTCACTTCGGAAGCCGTGGACAAAGACGGCGAGGTCTGCGATTACGCTTCCACCGCGCCTCACTACAAAGCCTGGTCCGCCGAGTTCGAGAAGGCCACCGAAGGCAAGTCGCTGGGCAACGTGCGCGAAATGCACGCCAACAAGGCCGCCGGCAAGGTGACTGCGCTCGACTTCGACGACGCGGCCAAAGAGATCCGGATCGGCGCCAAGATCGTCGACGACGAAGCTTGGAAAAAGTGCGAAGAGGGTGTCTACACCGGCTTTTCGCACGGCGGCAGCTATGTGAAGGTGTGGAACGCGGACGGCCAGAAGCGCTACACCGCCAAGCCCAGCGAGGTCTCGCTGGTCGATAACCCCTGCAATCCCGAGGCTCATTTCGAGTATGTGAAGCAGGATGGGTCTGTGGAGGTCAGAAAGTTTACAGTTTACAGTTCACAGTTTACAGCCGGACCCGGCGCCGCAGGCACTGCTGGCTGTGAACTAAAAACTGAACACTGTGAACTTGGGAAGCGCGACGTCTCCGACAAAGAGCGCGAACGCCTGGCGGAGCAGGACAAGGCCATGCCCGATGGCTCCTATCCCATCGCCAACCAGAGCGACTTGCGCAACGCTATCCAGGCGTTCGGACGCGCGAAGAATCCCGAGGCGGTGCGCGCGCACATCGTTCGCCGCGCGAAACAACTGGGCTGCACCAATCTACTTCCGGCCGATTGGCCGGGATCTACCAAACCCGACAAGTCGGCAGATGGAGGGGACATGGAAAAAGCAGGCGCGAAATTCAGCGCGGCCACCAAAGCCACGCTCGACGAACTGCAGGATCATCACCAGGCGGTGGTGAAGCTGCACGGCAAAATGGCGGACCATCACGACGCGATGACTAAGTGCTTCGGCAAACTGTTTGGCAAGGCCGCAGACGATGGCGATCCCGAGGAACAACACGGCGACGGCGAACACGACGCCGATAACAAGGCCGCGAAAGCCGCCAACTCTGAGCTGGTTAAGCTCACCGGCGAGCGCGACACGCTGCAAAAGCGCGTTACCGATCTGGAAGCCGAAGTAACGAAGGCAGAAGCCGCGCTCACTCAGGCCAACGCCCAACTGACCAAGCTGCTGGCCGAGCCTAAGCCGCCCAAGGCCGCGGCCCGGGCCGTGCCGGTGAGCAAAGACGCGGACGCCGCCGGCGCCGCGGGGCCTGTGAAAAAGGCCGAGGGCTTGGAGATGCTCAAGGCGATTCACCGCGGGGAAATTGCGTAAGAAAGTTTGCAGTTTACAGTTTGCAGTTTACAGCCAGCAGGTTTGCAGCTGCGGATTTGGCTGCGAACTGCAAACTGCAAACTGTGAACCGCGGAGCGAAACGACGCGCTGAGACCAGCGCAGAGAGAAGGAGAGAAGAGCAATGCCACTGATTCCGAACAATCCCGATAATCCGCTGGTCCCGGCGTTCTCACAGCAGACCGTGCGCACGACCGAACAACGGATCGAAGACCTGGAAACCATGCTGAGCGACTATCTCAGCAACGGCATCTGCGCCGATCCCAGCATCGACCAGACCGTCAAAAACAATCTGAACCTGGCCGGCCTGGCCATGAGCTCGCTTTCCGGACCGGGCACGGTAACGGTCACTCCTACGGGCGGCTCCGGTACCAGCTACACCTATGCGGTGGTAGCGCGCATGGGACCTACGCTCAAATCCGCCGCGGCCACGGGCAGCACGTCCACGGGCGCCGCCACGCTCACTTCCAGCGCCTACAACACGGTCACCTGGACGGCCGTCACGGGCGCCACCAGCTACGACGTATACCGCACCGTGGGCGGAACGAACCAGGGCAAAATCGCCACCGCCACCACGGCGCTCTCCGTCACCGACAACGGCATCAGC